CACTTCAAGATATTTGCAAGGAAGTTGGTCTAGGATTCAATTCAAATATAACCGATTCAAAAGATCAAATGACTTGGATAAATACAGGTCAGAAAGTATATGATTTCATGGATGAGATTTTATCTTACTCATATATTTCAGATGAGGGATTTTCATATGGATATGTTGACTTTTTTTATAACTTTAACTATGTAGATATTGAAAAGGAATTATCAAGAGATGCCTCAGAAGATAAGGGGGTTGATTCATCTGGATTTGGTAAAGATGTTGCTGCTGATGATAAAAAAATTAAAAGCGTATCATTAAGTAATGATAGATCACTTCAAGAGTCTGATTCATATGTTAGTGAATATAAAATTTTAAATAATTCAACATCTGTTTCTTTAGAAAAGGGTTATTTAAATGTTTCAAAATATTATGATTCTGTTAAAAAAGAATATTTGATATTTGATGTAGATTCTATAACATCAGAAGGTAATACATCAATTATTATGAAAGGATCTCCTCAAGATGAAACTTTCTATAAGGAAAATGTCAATACTACTTATGTTGGTAAATTAGACCCTGATAATGCACATATTAATTATAATTATTCATATGTTCATAATTCGCAAAATATAGATGACTTACAAAAGATAGGTATTAAATTAACATTACCAAATCCAAATTATAACTTATATAGATTTCAAAAGGTTGTAGTATTAATTACCAATAAAGGAAAAACGCCTTCTGCTAATATTAAAAATGATAGAATATCTGGTGATTGGTTTATAACCGAAATAAAATTTATTTATAGCGAAGGATCTTATAATCAGGAAATTTCTTTGATTAAGAGAGAATTAGAAGTTTCTAATGTTGAATTTGAAGAAGAGCAAATGGATACTACTTCTGCTAATGAAACCGAACCACCTAAAAATAACACAGTTGAGAAGACAACTAATCCAAGTGATTTAACAAATACAGATGCTCCGGTGGCTGCTGATTCATACAACCCAGGTACAACAAAAGCCGGCACATCCGGAACACCAGCTAATCAACCACCACCAAGTCCTTCAAAAGATCCAGTTGTTGTTAAGAATGATACAACACCTCCTATACCAGGTAAGTATAACTTAGACTATTTAGTTTTAGATGATGTTACAAAGAATAAACTCAAATCAAATGATGGAAGAATTTTCAACTTAGTGTTGGTTGATGGAAAGGTTACTACCGATTTTGTGGCTAACGCTTATTTAGATATGAAAGCCGCCGCTAAAAAAGAAAGTATTGAGTTATCTATATCAAGTGGATTTAGACCAGCTTATGGACCAGAAGTCACCGGTAAGACAAAAAGTGGTAAAACATTTAATGTTACTACACAGGAATATTTATATAATGGTTGGATTGCTAAGAAGCCTGGATTTAACTTGGCTGCAAAACCAGGTAGATCAAATCATGGTAATGGTATAGCATTAGACTTAAATACCGGATCTAGGGGTAAAAAATCACTTACAGAAGCTAGATATAAGTGGTTAGTTATGAATTCTTGGAAGTTTGGATTTGTAAGAGAAGTTTATAACGAAGAATGGCATTTTGATTATTTACCAGATTTAGCTAAAAAAGGCCCTTACGGTAAGTTACCAAGTAATGGTGGTAAAAATCTCTACTTTGCTGATTTAGGTTTAGATAATATAAAGATAGCTTAAAAATTAATATATAGAACACTATGGCAAGATTTCTAACAACCAAAGAAAGATTTGATAAAAATTTAACAACATCACCATTTGCTCAAAATGGGCCTAGACCTTTGCCTACTAGGAATTTATATGCCTTATTTAATGATGGTGGTCATGATCTTTTCAGACATGGTTTATCAGAGGTTAGTCCAGCTAGTATAGATGGTGGTACTGGAATACCATTAAGTCAATTTACAAATACTGTAGACTATTCCCCATTTGGACCAGATACTGGTAACAGAGCGGCCAAAGAAGATCCTGTGATGTTTGGTTTTGATTTGATAATCAGATCTCAGGAGTCTCCGCTTTTCTCATCTGTTATAGATGAGAGTGTTAGTAAATTCTTTGAAAGTAATGTAGTTCCTAGTGAAGAAATGATGTCTAGGATAGAGATATGGCAAGATTTTAAGAAAACATTTTTTCAATTTTTTAGGTCTAGTTATAATACACAACCACTTGGTCAATCGGCTGATCCTGATAATCCTCTTAATTCTAGATTCTATTATTACTTAACTAAAGTAACTGGGTTAGATGGATTAGTAGAGGGAAATACTATGGAATCAGCAAAATCATTTGTTGATTATGGTAAAGATATGATTAAGTTAGATTTTACAGAAGATGTTACTTTAAGAATAGGTAGAATGGCTGCTCTTTACAAATCACTTTATTGGTCTAGAATGTCTGGAAAAACTATGATTCCTGAGAATCTATTAAGATTTGATTGTGATATAATAGTTTCAGAAGTTAGAAATTTTGCAAAATTAAAAAATATTATAGGAACTGCTAAAATAGAGGAGGATGTTAATGAAGATGGAACAATGGATGATATATTATTGAACACAGGTGGCTTACAAATACTAAGAGATAATGTTAATAGATACGTTTATACTTTATATGATTGTCAATTATTTTTTGATAAAATGCCACATGGTGATGTTATTGATTTAGCAACTCAGCCAGCAGCATATGAAGGATATAGTATTGGATTTACCTATAAACATTCAACTATGAGAGTTGATGTTTTTAATCCATATACTAACTCTTATGGAGTTTTAAATAATGGTTCTTATAAACCACGTGCTGTAACGCCCTTTGATAAATTTTTAAATCTAACAAAACCAATTAGTTCCACAAGTTCAACCATATCAGAAACTGAAATTGCCGCAGAAGTTCCAGTAATTATAGATATTATTAATTATGCGAGTATTGCTGGTGTTACGTTAAATGATCCACCACCTCCTATAGAAACATCAGATGGAATGGGCACTGATTCTGATGGTGCTCTTAAAACTAAGACTTCTGCTTCCGGTGCTGAAGATGATGAACCAGCTGGTCCACCAGATCCAGGAAATGATATAAACTCTGTTAAGCTATCTGGTCAATCTACTGCTGATTTATCAAGAAATCCAAGATTTGATGCTATTACCAAAGCAGGTTCTGTTACTTATTTAAAATATGCATTGAATGAGTTTGAAGGAGTAGTATATAAATCCATTAAAGATTCTAATAAGGTTGGATATCTTAATAAAAATAGACCAGGGGCTTTGAATTTTGATTCATCTGAAAAAGGAGCTTCTGGATTTTTTAGTGCTTTTATGTATGAATCTGCTTCACCTGGTTCAACTTTTAAAGAGATAAATAGTACTAGGATAAAAGATGAAGTAGATAAATATAAAGAAGGTTTGAGATTAGCAAACATTGTAAGTAGTACAGGTGAGAAAAAATTGGGGTTTGAAGGACCTGAATTTCCACCAGTATTCAAAGATATTGCAGATTATAGGAAAGAATTTGAAGTAGATAAGTATAAAGAAGGTAAGAGATTAGCAACAAGAAGTGAAAATGGTGAAAGAATATTGGGATTTGAAGGACCTGAATATCCAAACAAATTCAAAGAAACTAATGAATCTGCTAGCCTAGAGGAGCTTACTAAAATTTTTGAAGCGAAAGCTAACTCAGTACCAACTTCATTTAAACAAGAAAATGATAAAATGTCTAAATCAGAACTAGATGGTACTAAATCAGGAGCACCAAAAGAGTCTTGGTTGAATTCTGATAGTCCTGGTGCTAGATTTGCAAAAAGAATTGTTAATACTGGAATAGCAGCAGCTAATCAATTTATCGCAAAAAGAACAGCTCTTTTAACTAAAACACTAAATACTATGGCTAATGAAGCCGGATATAGTTCTATGTTACCACCGAAGAATATATATGAAAGTGACTTTAATGGTGAGTTATATTTATCATCTAAATTGGTTAGAGATTCTTTTGAAAACTTTGTGGGTGAATCAATTTCAAATTTATTTAATAAAGTCAAGAGACCTTTATAAAATTCTTATAAGAGGAACTTTTTATTAATATATAATTTTATGATTCAAATTGAAGCTAATAAAACTTATATTGGTGTAGTCGAAGATAATGATGATCCTAAAAAACTCGGAAGGGTTAGAATTAGAGTATTGGATATATTTGATGAAATACCTATAGAAGATATACCTTGGGCCAATCCTTGGAAAGACTTAAATGGTAACGGATTTAATGTTCCTGAAAAAGGTAAAATAGTTACTATTGTTTTTGATCAAGGTAATATATACAAACCTGAATTTTTATACTCTGAACACTATAATATCAATCTAGAACAAAAGTTACAAAAGTTAGATGGTAAAGATTATACTTCAATGAAGTCTATTTTCTTTGATCACAAAACTCAATTTTTTGTTAATGATAAAGAAGGTGTTGTTTTAGATTATAAGATAACTCAAATAAATTTAAGAGATGGTGGTATTGATATGAATCTAAAAGATAATATGGGTACTATTAATATTGGTTCTGGTAATGCGAATCAACAAGCTATATTAGGTACTAACTTCTTAAATTGGTTTGATGAGTTTGTGGATAACTTATTAAATGGTCCTTACTTAGGTAATCTATTAGCACCAGTTGTTGCTAATTCATCATTTATAGATGTTCTTGCAAAGTATAAAGCTCTTAAAGATCCTAAATTTCTTTCTAAGAATGTTAATTTAAATGACAATGGTTATATAGATTCATCTATTATACCTACACAGGATAATAGAGTAACCGATGGTCAAGTTGGTGATACTTGGAAATCAACAGTTCAGAAGAATGAGTTGGTTATGAAAGAACCTATTACTTTCACACCTAAGTCAGCCACTCCGATTGAAGGTACTTTAACTACTGCTGCTGGTGACACCAATGGTAATGTTAATCAACCTAGCACTGAACCAGGTACTCCAGGTGGTCCACCTATAACTGCTGATAATATTCCACCTGCATCAAAAGAAGTAAATGCTGATGCTGCTGGTATCCTAAACGCCCTTAGGAAAAAGGGATATATTGTCTATGATAAGCCTTGGCAAATGAATATAGTCGGAGTTAGATATCAATATCCTGGTCAGGCATATTCAAATCAATTCAAAGATAGAATTTATCTTGTTTATAAAAATGATGAAGGCGCATCAAAAGCTGTTTGGTTTCCTATCTCTACTCTACCGGGTAAATATGGAAGTAAAGGAGACTCTCAGGTTGGTGGAAAATATTCTATATTACATAAAGATATACCAAATATTAAACAAAGAGGTGGATTGGGAATATTGAAGCCTGCTCAGTATGTTGATTCTTGGCAAATTGGTGAGTATCATGGTGAGAAATGTTTAAGACCCGGTGTTCAAAAGTTTTATAGAGATGCTGCAAATGGTGATGATAAGTTAACATTTAGTAAAGAAGGTTCTGGAGCTGCTGGTATGTTAATACACAAAGCATTTAATAGAGCCCAAGGTAAAAATACTTATGGTGTTTATAACTGGTCTGAGGGTTGTCAGGTTATACCAGATCCATCACATTTAGATCAAATATTTGGATTATTGGATAAACACAAGGCTAAATATGGTAATAAATTTACTTACACTTTAATAACATCTAAGGATGTAGAAGATTCTCAAAGTGGTGCGCCAGTTTCTTCTAGCACACCAGGATCAACTACACCAACAGCTCCAAATAATACTCCTGTTTCACCAGCAAACCAAAAATCATTTGATGAATATCAAAGAATAGTAAAGTTAATTGAGAATATTTATAGACTAGGTGATACTAACTATACACCAAATTCAAAAGCTCTCTTTTATGACTTTAAGGCAACCTTTGGAGATGATGTTAATGGTGCGGTTAATAGATTATATGAGTTACTTGGATTAAAAACTATGAGTATACAACAAAGTTGGTATAATAAGTTACCTATAACAAAATTAACTTCTGAACACCAAACAACATTTAAGGCTCAGTTAGCTTCATTAAAAACTGCCACTATTAACAAAAATAGTTCTTTCAAGTTTAATCTACCTACACTGAAAGCTGGAGAAGGTCAGAAGTTTGTTTCTATAAACGCAGATTTCTAAAGATTAATCTTAGTTATCTTATAAGGATATTGTCTTTTAATATAAAACTTTTCTCTTTCTTTAAAGTGTCTGTATAATATATTTGACATTTCACCGGATGAGAAAACATCAACTAAGTCAAATATATTAGCTTTCTTTTTATCATCATGTAAACGAAGAGCTCTACCTATTGATTGAATAATGATTTGCTCTGATTTAAACGAATCTGCAAATATAACATTGAAGATGGCATTTATCGAGACACCTGTAGACAATGTCCCAAAACTCGCACATAATACTTTGGTTTTACCATCGGTTTTATCCATTTCTTTTTTAATAACTTCTCTTTTCTTACCAGATATCTCACCATCAATATAATAAAATTCCTTACCAGGACATTCTTTCTGTAACTTATTAAATATACTTTGACCATATTCAATTGTATGAAATAGTAATAAAGTATTTGAATCACACTTATCTACTATCTTTTTAATGAAATCTAATCTTCTTTCTGATATATGAATGTAATCTTTTTCTAAATCAAACGCGTCTTTGCCATTTCCACTTTTCTTTATTATATTAATTCTTTCAGCAAATTCAGAGTCATTATGATTCATTATCACAACTTTAATATCCATTGGTGTTATGATACCTTTTTCTTTTAATTCATTTGCGGAAACCTCTGTAATCTTTGGGCCTAATACAGATTGTATGGTTAGTATTTCACAAGTTTCCTCTGATGGTGTTGTTCCGGAAACTCCAAATCTTGAATAAGCATGTCCAAATGTTTGTCCTAATATTTTTAAATAACTTTTTGCTTTGGCTTGATGACAATTACTAACACAAAGATTATTTACAAAATAATTGTGATTATCTTCTATTCTCAAATTATAAACATTATCAGAATGTTCTATTTTTTTAATTTTTTTAATTTTCATCAAACTTTTTTAATTTTTTATAAATATTCTCACCATCTGGTTGGTCATTTAGAAGATTCTTTGACTTACCTAGATTATTAATATACCAATCTTCTGTTATGAAAATAAATTCATATCCATTTTCAACACACCATTTTAAACAATACTCTTCTTTTATTTTAACAATTGGATTACTGATTTGTGATATTGGTTTTATTTCATATAACTTTTTATCAATAGTGTCAATAAAATCAACAATATAATAATGTAGTTCATTTTTATATTCATATTCAATTCTTACTTTTTCATATTCTAAATTTTCATTACATAAGTGAAAAAAAGCCTCCCAAGATGATCTGTATTTTATTTTCAAACCATTTTTTATTAGATAGGATGTTCCATAATTCCAACTATTTGTTATATTTGGTGTAAATTCTCCATTTTTTATTTTATCCTTCATTATAATTGAGTTTTTAATACACATTGACTTAAAGCTTTCTTCTGTCATTCTATGACATGTATTATTTTTACCACTTTGTCTAATTGATCTTCCCCTATGTTCACACTGACTTGAACAGAATTTTTTAAATCCAAATTCTGTTCTATTATTATTTCTTATTCCCTCAAAAACTCTATTATTTTCACAACCTTCTATTCCACATTTAATATTAACATTTTTTAAAAATGATATAACTTTCATCAGTGAATATTCATTTATTGGTAAAATAATATTATTATCATTTAAAAATTTTAAAAAATTCTTCTCTTTATTTTTATTATTAAATATTGAAAATCTATTTTCATTTATAAGATCATATATTCTATCTTTTTGACTTTGTATCATGAGTCTCTGTTTTTTAATTATATATTAAAATTAAAATCTAATATTTCATCATTTTCTGTCAAATCTTCAACTTTTTTCCAAGTAAAATCATTAGTATATACTTTGTGATTTCCGGTTATTTTTAAAATTCTACCATCTTCCATTTCAATCTCATACATATCATTATCAATAGATAAATTTTCATAAACATATTCAACCATTTTATTTTCTATTTCTTTGTTTACTTCATTTATTGTTTTTACACAATCACCTATTTTAATCTCAGATATTTTTTTGAAACTACCATCAGCCATATGAACTAGACTATCAGGATGTAAACACTCATCAGTAACAACAGTATGAAATTGTTGAAAGAATTCTTTTGGCCACTTTTCTAAAGATTGATAAGTACCAATATAAACATTTGGATTTTGTGTACCTGAAAACTTTCTTGGTCTATCAGACATAACTTCTTCTACTCTAACATCACAAGGTTTGTGAGTTTTACTTAAAATAGTTTCACTATTTTTTGCTCTCATCTCAACTAAGTTATTAATACCGAAATTATATTCTACTATGTTATCATAGAATTGAGTAACTAAAGTAATTGAAGGAACTATGATTAAAAACTTAGCATCTGAATCCATATTCTTTAATGTATAAAACATTACTATAGATATGATTAATGACTTACCCCCAGATGTGGCTACCTCAGCCATGCAATATCTATTTTTAAGAATCTTATAAGCAGATTCAACTTGATGATCATATGGTGTAAATGGAATCCATTGACCATCTTTAGTTTTAACTTTATGATCCTTAAAGAATTCATTACAGAAGTTTTTAACCTTTTCTAATGTTACATCTCTGTTTAGTGGAAAGTCTTCTTTATTTTCTAAATCAAAAGAAGCGTCAATTTCTTTACACCCTCTCATAGCTTCTTTCCAAAGACCTAGATTTACTCTACCATTTTTGAAATATGATTGTTGTCCATTCCAAACACCCATTTTAAATGCCGGCATATATCTATATCCTTTGACATGACGAGTTAACCAAAGACCAACTTGGTGGTATTCAATTCTAGTTGCTGACGTAACAACTATTTCTTCAGTTTCTTTATCATATCTAAATTTCATCTCATTGTTATATATAAAATAATACTAAGTGTTTAAATTTGTGGAATTTTTGAGGTTTTTTATAGAGGGGCGGTAAAAAAATAGATATATAATAAAAAATAAACTAAATTATGAGTATATTATCATTCTTTAAAAATCTATTTGGGAATAAAGAAGAAGCTATTATTATAGCTGAAAAGCCAGTTATAGTTGAAAAAACTGAATCTCCTAAAGTTGAATCACCTAAGGTTGAGAAAGCTAAAGTTGAAGAACCAACTAAAGTAATTGAAAACAGATTAGCTGAAATAGCTGCTGAGAAGAAAGAAGAGAAAAAAGTTACTGCTAAAGATATTAAGTCTAAAGCAAAGACTGATGTTAGGACTGAAAAACCAGTTGCTAAGCCTGCTGTGAAGCAAGTTAAACCAGCTACAAAAACAGTTGCTAAACCTTCTGCTAAACCAGCTGTGAAAAAAGCTAAACCTTCTGAAAAGAAATAATTAGATTTTTTTGTAAAAAATTAAACCCACTTTTTAGTGGGTTTTTTTATTAGTCTAAATCTCCGACTTGAACCGTTTCTTTATTGTAAATGAAAATCTCAATTTGTTTTAATCCGTTAACCCATAACTCTGGATTTTGTCCTGGTAATTCTAAAAGACCGTTAATCATCTTCTTAATTTGTTCCTCTTTTACTTGATTAAAAGATGCAGTTTGTCTACTACTTA